TTTGTTACTGCATACGCGCCGGGTCCAACAGATTGCTTAAAGTATTGGTCAATTCCGCAGGCATCATCCTTTGGGTGCGTTAGGCGGTTAATCTCCATCCCTCTCTGTCATAGAGAAAGGTTTCAAATTTCTTAGTATAATTGAGATGAAGGAATCACAAGCTAAGAAGTTTTGTAGTTGCGTTAAACAAGTTGCCAAAACAGTTCGCTTACGTCGTGGCTCAGGACGTGGTAAAACAGCTAAAGAAAGTGCTGCAATAGCAATATGTGTTTCAAAAATGCTTCAGTCCCGGGGTAAGACTCTGAAGAGATTTTCTTGCAAAAAAAAGGGTGGTCCTAGCCTTCAAACACAGAAAATGAACTAAGAATCACGATTTAACCAAGGAAGAGCCCCGCCATCCGTTCCGGGAAGGCATGTACCGCCCTCCTTACACGTCTTACCAGGTATTCTGTATAGCCAATTCTGATAAGAATCAACATCATTCGGAATGCTTGTAGAAGGCATTGTTATAAACTCGCGTTGGCTTTGAGAGCGTCCAAATACATCCGTTGGATCTCTATTAAATTCAGTCTTGAAAAAATCATCTAAGGAAACTGATACAGCCGGGTCTAGCACGGAGGCAGCACTAGGGCGCGTAGGATTATATCTTACTTGATCGGGCATGATATTCATAAAAGGATTTTTTGCTGTAGGATAGGTTGCTAAGGCAGGATATGTTCTATTTTTTACAGGGGGTGAAGATGCTACTGGACTTGCATCCTTGAATTCTTCAATTCGATTTTTAATATAGAGAATACGATAAATTGCCGTAATAGATGGCATAGCAAAAAATAAAGCTAATGCTAGAAACACATATAGGGGCATTACATCGCGTGTAAAATATTTTGTTAAATATCCTATGCTAATACCAAGTATACCAACTAACACAACATGATTTACATGCTCACTCAGACATACTGTATTTGTACTAAATACGGGACTTGTTTGAAAAAGTATAAATGGAGCTTCCCAAACATATGGATCACATAATATAGACCCTGGCATACCTCTACCGTTAAGTACTTAAAATAAGTACTTAACCCTAATGGCTAGAACGAAAAGCTAAAGTAACTCCAATGACATAAGGCCACTATGTGGCCTTATCCATGGGAAGTTCTTAACTTTAGTACTAGACGTTATCGTGTTGTATCAAATTTAACTACTCTTTAAAGAAGCTTAGTTAAATTTGTTATTTATTACTAATACTAACGACCCCCCTTTTTCTTTGTTGAAGGTACTAAAATAGAAGCATATTCATCCGATACCTCAGGAGCTGTTTGTACCTTCACTGCAGGAGCTGCAGCTACTACCGGCGGATTTGCCTTTTTAGCCTCAGCCTTTTTACGAAGGCGATTCTGTACTACAGCAAGACGACCCTCATGCTCACGCCCTTGAGCCTTTGCCTGTTTCATATCACCTGCTCCAAAAGCATTACGAAATGTTTCCATGAGCTCAACAAATGCCGGATGCGATTCAAATTCCTTCATAAGCTCCTCGGCCTCCGCTGCAAGCTCCTGTGGCTTTAGCTGACCAAGATTTACCTTCTCCTGAAGCTTCTTAGCAACACGCATCATGGCACGCTGAATAGTTTGCGGGTTACCCATTGACGCTTTCATGAGAATTTCAAAGGCACGCTGAGGATTTGATTCACATGCAGCCATTTCCTCAGCACTAAGTCCAAAGTCCTCGGGGCTGAATTCACGAACAAGGTCTTCAGCAAGCTTTGCGAGCTTTCCTTTAAGAAACCGCTCAGGTAGCGGGGGCATGCCACTGCCACCATTTCCACCCTTTCCAAACGCCTTAAAGAAGGTATGAGAAATCGAATCAAAATCGAGCTTGCTCATAGACTCCTGGGCGTCCTTCATCATCTTGTCAATCCACTCCTTGCTAAATGAGCCAGCTACACCATCTTGAAAGGCGACACATAGACTTAGAATCGATATGTATTCGTGAACTGCCTTCTTTGTCTTATCACCAACGGAATCCCATAGCTCCTGTGTGATTTCTACACCGGGGAGAACAACACCAGGCGCCTTTGTATCTGTTGCTACAGGAACACCCTTACGAATTGTAAGAACCTTAGCAGCGTAGACTGTGGGGCGGTCCCCCTTTTCTACAGCGCGTGCATCTGCAACAGATGTGGCAAGCTCGGGAAAAGTTTCTAGTAAATCTGTTGCGAACTCTTCATACTTAGCATGAAAGGTATCCAGCAGGTTGGACATTAGTACGCCTCTTCTTTCTGAGAACGATTTCTTTATGTGGATATTTCCGCTTTCTTACCGTGTTGTACTAAAGTTAAGTACCCCCTAAAAGGGGGTACTTAATATTGCCTACAACCCTAATATGGCAAGTATGCTACATTTAAGCACTCCTCTAGGAGTGCTTAAATTCGGCACTTGCCGTTAAAATGGTAGCTTTGCCGCCTTCGCCTTTTCACAAAGCTTACATAGTACTTTGAGGTAATTCCAAATGGCCTTCTGATTTGCATCGGTCATATTGCCCCAGTGCTTATCAAAAATGAGTAGAGCAGCAGACATTTCATTAAACTGTCCAGAAATCTTTGCCTTTGCATAACCCACAACACGCTCTGAATCTTCATTATTAATGTGTTCATTTAGATCCTTATAGACGTGTAGGTAAAACAGGTCAAGAATTAGCTTAGGATTGATTTTCTTGGCAGCATTGAGTGCCTCAAGAGCAAGTTTAATATCACGCTCCTCAGGATATGTTTCTGTCAGCTCTTCAAAAAAACGTAGAAGCTGAGTATTAAAGGCACCAAGGACTGACATATCTTATATGAGAATGTAGAAAAATCTTTAGACCTATTCTGTGTTGTTCGATGGCGGAGTTTTTTTAGATAATCTTAATCTTTTTGTCCATGAATTTTCTCGTGGGGCTAAAGATACACCTAATTTTTGTGCCTTAGCATTAAGTAATGCAAGTTGGTTTTCATAGCTACGTTTATTGAACCCAGATACACGATATCCAATTTCAGAATTCATATTTTCAGGTAAACCCTTAATTTTGCTAATCTCTTTTATTAAAGGCATCGACTTATACGCATTTGCAAGATTTTAAGCTGATTCGGCATAGTTTCATCTTCATAAAAATTAAACTCATTTTCAAGAATTTTTTTTGCCTCACTCTTTGTTAAAAAATCACCGGCTGTCTTTAAACAAAAGCGATCAAATACAAGAAACAGATTTAAAAATTCCTCATAACTATAGGATTCATTCCAGGCTTTACCAGCTCTATGAACAAAATCATAATCATCATTTTCCATAATATTTTTTATTAATCTCTTTACAGATTCTGCATTTCTAAATGTACGATATTTATACTCCCGTGAAGATAAATAGGTGTATATATATGCTACAACATAATATATATCTATAGAGCGCCCACCAACTTGTTTCCTTGAACGCCGTGTATGTCTACTACCCATTTATATTATATAGAGAAAAATAAAAGTTTTTAAATTAATCATATATACAAAAGCAACTGAGGAGCTTACGTCTTGATGATGCAACGGCAGATGGTCTAGAAGCATTTGATGCCCCTGTAAATCCATAACGTAGGTGTGCCGGTGCTGAATCCCACTCCTCACGCATTTTTTCTTTGAATACTACAAAGTCCATATCAGAATCGGGAGTATATTGCTGAATACTGCCATTTTCATCAATGTAATCAAAATAATCATAGTGGGTTAAGTTAGCACTGTCATACATATAGCACTGAATGGTTATACACGTTTGGCTATTTGTTACAGGATTCTGAAGTTGGTGGGTCTGGTTTAGGGTTTCACTAATCCAAGTAATATCATCCTTTTGAATTGTAGAAGTAGCAAAAGGGGGAATCCCATCTTTTTGCCCGCATAAGAAGGGATATAGACTTACATCTATTTGACCGTGAAGAACGCGAATAACTGCCTCTGAGCCTCCGTGATTATGAATCGGGCTATAATGCCCCACTGGCCAGATTTCCATAACATATGGGATGCCAGGGGATTCACCGTTATTTTCACTGAGTGTAATACGCAAATATGTTTCTGCAACATTTGGGTGTCCTGGCGTGAACTCTTCGCTCTTTTCCTTAATACGAGTATTACACCATAACCCTGGCGTCTTAAGACTGTATTCGATGGCTTTGGAAAAGTCTGGAAAATCGTCTGTGTCAAGAACAAAGTTTTTGCCCGCAATACATTTGTAGAGTTTCTCTGATGAAGCGGTTAGATTCGCACGCGGCATATATCTTTGCTTAGCAATGTCCAGCATAGTTAGTTCATCTGTGTTTCTGACTAAAAGTGGAACATTACGTGTAATGGGGTCACGAAGTATGCGCATTGGTACAAGGTTGCTTGTTTCCACATGGGCGAGCGACTCTAGGAAAAGTTTGTTATTTGTCCATTCAGGGTCATTTGCTGACTTCTGACGGGGGAAAAGAAAACTGTAGGTTTGTGTTTCTATACGTGCTTCCCCTATACCGGCGGAGAGTTTCTGGTTTTGGGAATCCAGACTGAACCAGTAATAGGCGCCGTTAATTGTTGATAGTCCCTTATTATTTTTGGGGTCCTGAAGTGCTTCATTATTTGGAACACGTGAAACATTAACAGCATCTTGGCTAAAGACTACTTTTATTCCATTTTGCTGTGTCTTGTCGTAAAAACTAAAGACACATGGGTCAGTATTTTGTGTATTTTCAAAAATAAATACGCCTTGTCCGTTGACAATTAGGGGCAGATTTGCCTCAGTGGAAGGATTGTCCTTCTTTGATATTTTTAGTATCTTTGGGTATCTTGCCATTTATAAATTATATATGGAAAAATATGTTTAGCAATACACGGTAGACTTGCCGTTACATGCGCGCCGGTCCACGTTGAATACCTGCCTCACGCTCACGCTGGTATGCCTCCATCTGCTTATCAAATAGGTCTTCCTTTTTTGACCGCCCACGCCCTGAAGGTGCAGCATCAACACTGCCAGGAAATCCACCCTGTGCCCTATCACCAGGTGCCGCCCCCCCATTTAAAAATGAGAATGCACCAGGAATCGACGAACCTCCATTTCCCTGTGTAGATGTATCAATATCAAGACCGCTGTAGCCAAATCCCTTCGAAAAGCTCATCTGTTCACTGGTACTCCATGCTTCAGGCTCTCCTCCCATAGATGGAGAAGGTCCTGATGACTGTTTCTTAGGTATTTCTGACATCTTCTTTTCATATAGCCAGTTCATTACATCGGCATCCGTGATTGGGTCGGGTCTTCCAGAAATAATAAGAGTCGGAACCTTCTTTAACCATCCTGGAAGGGGTGGGCGATTCGGAGATGGGTCGGCACAAATAAAACGAAAGAGTCCTTTCCAAGGTGTTTGGGCAAGTTCAGTTAAAAATGCCTTTGACCACTGGCATCGGTTGCTATAATAACAAATATGTATCGGTTCTTGGCTCCCGGACATATCCCTATTGAAGTAAAACAGGTCTTAGGGGAAATTACAAACGCGCAACAGATAAAAATTGAGCCGATTAGGAATTCAAGCTAATCTATAGAAGATGTCTGCCTCCACCAAATTCCAGTTTCGTCGTAAGGCCGTCCCCACAACTGATAGTGTTAATGTATTCAAGTCAGTTGCTCATCCATCAAAACTTGTAATCAATTTCACCCTTTCTCCTACTGATGTTACGTATGCAAATACTCTACGTCGTGTTATTGAAGCCGAGGTTGAAACTGTAGGATTCCGTGCCGAGATTCTAGAGGATGGCTCTACCTCTGACATCAAGATTCACAAGAACAGTACTCCCATGAGCAATGAGATGCTTTCCCACCGTGTAGGACTTCTTCCAATCTTTGTATCAAATCCTCTAGAATGGAATCCATCCGAATACAGTTTCAAGCTTGATGTAACAAATACAAATCCCGACCCCCTAGATGTAAAGGCAGCAGACATTCAAGTCTTTAAGAATCGCGGGTCAGACGAGGAGCCACTTCAAATTCCGAGCACCGAGTTCTTTCATCTTGACCCTATTACCCAGGATACACCCCTTCTTGCCGTTCTAAAAGGTGCCGTTATCAATCAGGAAAATGAACGAATCCACTTTGATGCAAAGGCGACAGTAGGAATTGGGCGTGAAAATGCTCGCTTCAAGCCTAGCGCCCAGTGCTCTTACCGTTACACGCTTGATGATGATGAGCGCCGTCGTAAGGAATTCTTTGATACGTGGCTAAATTCACACAAAAAGATTAGCCCTGAATCACTTGAGGGAAACTCAGTACGCAAGGCTGAGCTTGAGCGTGAGTTTGCTACAATGGAGATTGAGCGGTGTTTCCTTGTAAATGAAATGGGAGAGCCCTATAGTTTCGATTTTACTCTAGAAAGTGTTGGTCCTCTTGATCCGAGTTATATTGTTTCACGGGCACTACAGGTAATTCAGGCAAAGCTTACAAAGTATGCCTCACTTGATACTGGTGACCTTCCTGATAATGTATCTATTCGTCCCGCTGATGCTAAGATGAAGGGGTATGATATTTACTTTAAGGGTGAAGGGCATACACTAGGCAATATGCTACAGACGTGGATGGATGCCAATCTTCTAGATGCAGGTGAAATTACCTTTGCCGGCTATGATATTCGTCATCCCCTACAGGATGAGATGCTAATCCGTATTGGTGTTGATGATGGTAAGGAAACTTCTGCACGGGCGGCAGTTGTAAAGGCAGTGCGGGCCCTTTCCCAGATGTTTGCAGGTTGGGCAAATGCTTGGGCATCTCAGGGTACAAGTGTTCCTGTGAGTGGCACGGCGCGCGCGGCCTTCCAGAAGCGGGCTACGTAAATACCGTGTTGTGCCTAAATTAAGTACCCCCTTTTAGGGGGTACTTAATATTGCTTACAACACGCTAATCTATTACACATTTGATGGGTCATTAGTAGCAATATCTAGTTCCCTCTTCATTTTATCTAACTTTTCTTTAACATCAAGTTGAATCTTTTCTAAATCATTGAATACACTTTCATTTCTATCTTGTAAATCAATAAGATCGTATTTCTCATAAAATTTTTTTGATCCATCTTCAAAAACGTCTACTAATATCTTGAGTGCTTCTGTGATTGACTTTAGTTCTTTCTCTAAATATCGAACAAGTCCGCGTTTTTTCTCTTCACTTGGAGGAGTTCCCCCATGCATTACGCGGGTAGAGCGATTTTTACGCCGGGTATTAGGCATCTTATATTATATGTATATATTTAATCAACCTCCTCAGGCTTTACCTTGTGGTAAGAAGGCTGGGGCATGCCCTCAGGCATCTTGCCATCAACACCCTCTGGAAATTCGGGTACATTAGCACCAGGTGGCACACCAGAAGAATCAGTAGCCCCATACATCTTCATTAGCATTGGGCGAATATCATTCTCCGCCATCTTCTGACGCTCAACATAAGCATCCTTTTTAGCATCACTATTTGCATCAAGCCACTCAATATGCCCCTTAATAATCTCTTCAGCCTTGGCAATTTCATCAGCATCCATCTTCTCCTTTACCTTATCCTCGCGGAATGAGTTACGCGCATTGTACAGATACGACTCTAGACCGTTCTTTGCCTCGATCTTCTCCATTGCCACCTTATCATCTTCGGCCGCCGCCTCGGCCTCCTTTACCATGCGCTCAATATCATCCTTGCTTAGCGAACCCTTCTCGTTCTTAATCGTAATCTTCTGCGACTTACCCGTTGACTTCTCGGCAGCCGAAACATTGAGAATGCCGTTAGCATCAACATCATATGTTACCTCAATCTGAGGCGTGCCGCGTGGCATTGGAGGAATGCCCTCAAGGCGGAACTTGCCTAGTAGGCGATTGTCCTTCGTAAACTGGCGCTCACCCTCAAATACGCAGATATCTACAGCTACCTGGTTGTCCGAAAACGTAGAAAAGGTCTGCGACTTCTTTGTAGGAATCGTCGTATTACGCTTAATAAGCGTTGTCATAACATTACCAGATGTTTCAATGCCAAGGCTGAGTGGCGTAACATCAAGAAGTAGTAGGTCAGCCGTTGCATCACCCGCGTTGTTTCCACTTAGAATGTGCGCCTGGACGGCAGCGCCATAAGCAATTGCCTCATCAGGGTGGATGCTCTGGCAGAGCTCCTTGCCGTTGAAATACTCCTTGAGTAGCGCCTGTACACGAGGAATACGTGATGAACCACCTACAATAACAACATCGCTGATATCGGACTTCGCCATCTTGGAATCACGTAGTACCTGCTCTACAGGCCCCATACACTTCTTAAAAAGGTCCTCACAGAGGCTCTCGAACTTAGCGCGTGTTAGCGTAGCCTGGAAGTCAACGCCCTCAGCAAGACTATCAACCTCCATTGCCGTCTGATTAGAAGTAGAAAGCGTCTTCTTTGCACGCTCGGCAGCTAGACGAAGACGAGCGAGTGCCTTAGGATTTGAGCGCACATCAATCTTCGACTTCTTCTTGAAGTCATCAATGGCCCACTCAACAATGCGATTGTCAAAGTCCTGGCCACCAAGGTGCGTATCACCACTTGTGGCACAGACCTCAAAGATGCCATCCTCAACCTTTAGAAGCGATACGTCAAACGTACCGCCACCAAGGTCGAAAATTACTACACGACGCTCACCCTTTGTTGACTCATTCATGCCATAGGCAATACATGCCGATGTTGGCTCAGCTAGAAGACGCATTACATTAAGACCAGCAATGCGCCCCGCGTCCTTTGTAGCCTGGCGCTGGGCATCATTGAAATAGGCTGGGACCGTGATTACAGCATCCTTCACCTCCTGTCCAAGGTAGGCCTCTGCCATTGCCTTTAGCTTAGAAAGGACCATGGCAGCAACCTCCTCGGCATACATCTTCTTCTCCTCACCCTTCCACTCTACAACAATCTGAGGGCGGTTATTACCGTCATCAACTACCTTGAAGGGCCAGGTCTGCATATCGCGCTGAACAATAGGATCGTTAAAGTTACGACCAATTAGGCGCTTGGCATCATAGATAGTGTTTGTGGGGTTGCTGGCACTCATCGACTTTGCCGCCTCGCCTACAAGACGCTCATCGCCGAAAGAAATAACGGAAGGAACTGTGCGGTTACCGGTATCAGAGGCAATAATTTCAACACCACCATTCTTCCATACTGCTACCATCGACATACACGTCGCTAAGTCACATCCGATTACGTAGTTCGTAGACGCGGGAGTAGTGGATGCAGGAGCAGTGGACATCTTCTACAAACTTATGTTGGGAAATGTTTAGACCTTTTTTTGGCAACCTGCCAAAAAAAGATGGAATAATCACTTTGGATTATCCGGCCTTTTTTTGCGTTCCGCAAAAAAACACGGGATAATCTAAAATTATTTACATCCACCCTTTCCTAGCAGTTGCTGTTAGACATCAGGCATTGCTGCACTAGCTAGCTCACCAAGAGGCGGTGCCTCAATAAGCCGACGCTGTTCAAATGTTTTCATAGAATTTACAATTGAAATTACATTTGCAAGTCGAACGGGTACCTTCTCCAAGCGCAGGGTATTCAGATACAATGCATGAAGCATGTGAACACCCGGCTTATATGCCGCTGGAAGCTGGGCAAAGGAAACCGAATGAATCTTAGCAAATGCCTCATAAGCCTGTAGAATATCATTTGTTCGCGCACGCAGTGTAGTTTCAAGTTGCCAGAAACTGTCGCGCTCCTCAGAATAATGCTTCAAATAATCAATAACTTTACCTGCCTTTCGTAGGCGAAGAAAGCGCTCAACCGGTGTAGCCTCCGCCCCACGAAGAGTACGAAGCATCATGTAAGATGTTGAGCGCTGACGCCAGCGATTACCCTTCCCATCCTTAAATACTAGGCCCTGCCAGCAAAACCCATTCTGAACAGCCGTCCGGCGCATTAGTGCTGTACAATCCTCATCAGAGGCAAAACTCTCAACGGGATACCGAGGAATCTGTAGGCGTTTTAGCTGTGGATCCCAGCTCTGACTATCCTCCTGTAGATTTACAGTACCATCGTTATGAGTCCAGCCGAAATGAACCATACTCAAGTCAGGGGTCTTATACTTATAGACAACACGATGCTCTGGGTGCTGGATTACGAAACTTGCAAATACAGAGCTTGCTCCATAATTACTAAGCTGAGCACTCATGATATTCTTAAGAGCCTCCTTAGTACGAATAGGAGTCATTGCCAGACATTCCTCAAACAGCTGAGCAAAGGTCTTCTTGCTATAGAAAGCATTCATTGCTCCAATTTGAGTGCGAGTGGCAAGATGAATAGTGTTAGGGTCATTTGCCGTCATGAAGACCTGTAGCATACAACCATCGATAAAGTCCTCTACCTGAGTAAATGTTGTATTTACGGGAGGAGCCCCTTCAATAGCCTTCTGTGGAGCAAATGATACCACGGTATTTGTTGTAGTATCAAAGATTACAGACCGAAATAGGGGATTCACAATATTATTGGAAGACTCCTTTGCATAACGAGCTACTACAAATGGCACCTCCGACGAAGCAATTAGTCGCAGACCATTGGAAACCAAGGTATCCTTTAGTGCATCCCACGTAGCATTTGTATCCTTAAGCTCCTTAAAATACGCAATAGGGATATTCATTTACGCTGTTTCTACACTAAGAGAAACCGAAGAGGGCATCAATTTTTTTAAATTGCCAGTGGCGCTACCGCTAAGTACTTAATTTAAGTATTTAGCTCTGATGGCTAGAACGAAAAGTTATAGTGACTCCAATGATATAAGGCCACGCAGTGGCCTTATCTATGGGGAGTTCTTAACTTTAGTACTAGACGTTACCGGCACTTGCCATGTTAGTGCTGTAGGCAGTATTAAGAATCCCCCAAAAGGGGATTCTTAAATTTGGCACAGCACGCCACTAGTCACCTTGCTATTTTCATAACAGCCGATAGGGAGAACACATGGCTACTCCTATTCAAGAGGAAGAATTATCCTTTGA